TATTTGACCCACGTATGGGTGTTTTAGAATATGGTCAAATATGTAGTACAGATATGCAAACAAATAAAACAACTCCGGGTTATTTTGGTCATATTGAATTGGCCCTTCCAGTATTTCATGTTCAATATTTCCCAGTAGTACAAAAAATTTGTCGTTGTATTTGCTATAGATGCTCAACATTATTATGTTCTGATTCTACAACTCATATTGATAATCGCACAAAACTAAATTATTTAATTGAACAATCTAAAAAAGTAAAAACTTGCCCAGAATGTCATGCAGTACAGCCTGATAAATATGTAAAAACTGACCTTTGTAAAATGCATGCTTTATGGTTACCTACTACAGTAGACAATGTTGAAACAGAAGAATCTAAATTTGATATGACAGCTAAATATGTACTTAATCTGTTTAAGCAATTAGATGACACAACGTGTAATTCTATGGGTATTAATCCAAAACTTAGTCATCCAAGTTGGATGGTAATGGAAGTTTTCCCAGTTTGTCCTCCTAGTTGTCGTCCATCAGTTCATCAAGATAATGGTCAAAGGATGGAAGATGATATTACTATCAAATATTGCGACGTTATTAAGTACAACAAATTGATTAATGAAAAAATGAAAACAGACCCCAATGCTAGAATTCTTGAAGATTGGCATAATATTTTACAATATCACACATCAACTTTAATTGATAATGAAATTGCTGGAGTATTGCCTGCAGCACAAAGATCCGGTAGGCCTTTGAAAGGATTACGACAACGTCTTAAAGGTAAAGAGGGTCGAATTCGTGGAAATTTGATGGGAAAAAGAGTGAATTTCTCTTCAAGAACAGTAATTACACCCGATCCAGTAATTGATCTTGATGAACTTGGTGTACCAAAACGTATTGCAGTACAGTTAACATATCCTGAAAAGGTTACCAAAAAAAACATTACAAGACTAAAAAATTGTATTCGAAATGGTACTAAAATTTATCCTGGTGCAAGAGCTGTTTTCAAATATGCAAATAAAAAGACAATTTCTCTAAATCACATTGATAGACATCAATTTTCTCAAATGCTTGAGGTTGGTGATACAGTTATTAGACACATTATGAATGGCGATTGGGTAATATTTAATCGACAACCATCTTTACATAAAATGAGTATGATGGCTCATCGTGTAAGAATTCTGGATGGACTTACGTTTAGATTAAATATTAGTGCTACTACACCATATAATGCTGATTTTGATGGTGATGAAATGAATATGCATGTTCCACAAAGTTTGAGTTCTTCTAATGAAATTTCTTGTCTTGCATCTGTTAATCGTCAAATTGTTAGTCCAGCTCTTAATATGCCAATCATTACATTTGTGCAAGATGCTGTTCTTGGAGGACATCTAATGACTATGGATGTTTCTACTAAGTTTACTCATAGAGAAATGATGAATACACTTTCTTGGACAAATGCAAAAAATGTTGTTCTTGATAATTCTAATATTGATAAATTATATTCCGGTATTGATGCTTTATCATTTTGTATTCCAGAAATTAATTTGAAGATTAAGAATCGGCGAGGAGAAAATGTAAATATAAAACAAGGTAATATTCAAAAAGAATCCGGTTCTTTTGACAAAAAGGTGTTTACTAGTTTAATTCATAGTATTTTCAGAGATAAAGGTCCTGAACAATGCGCCGGATTCTTTAATAATTCACAACACGTTATTAGAGCCTATTTAATCAAAAATAGTTTCTCAGTTGGTATTAGAGACTTAGTTCTTGATAAAGCTTTAAGTCAACAAATTGATGTCAAGATTGACCAACAAAAACTTGAAGTTGAAAAAACTATTCAAACACTTCATCTTAATATGTTTGAAAATATGTCTTCTGACAGTGAAAAGGTTGCTTTTGAAAATAAAGTAACAAGACAACTAACTGCCGCAAGAAGTAGTGCTGAAAATTTACTTAAAAAAACTCATGACTCTATTTTTGACAATCGTTTCATGAATATGGTTAATGGTGGTTCAAAAGGTAAACTTATTAATTTAGCCCAAATGACTGCTTGTTTAGGACAACAAATTATTGAAGGAAGAAGAGTTCCTTATGGATTTAATTATAGATGCTTACCCCATTATACTAAATTCGATGATAGTTCTGCCGCAAGAGGTTTTGTTCATAGTTCTTTTCAAAAAGGTCTCGGACCATTGGAATTCTTCTTCCACGCAATGGCTGGAAGAGAGGGCATTATTGATACAGCCGTTAAAACATCCAGTACGGGTTATATTCAACGCAAATTAATGAAAGCTCTTGAAGATTACAAGGTAACATGGAGTAAATGTGTTAAGGATGCGCAAAATAACATTATTCAATTCTTATATGGAGATGACAATTCCGATGGAGCATCATTAGAATATCAATCTGTTCCTATTGTTCATGTTACTGATTTTGAGAAAGAATTTTGCGATATTCCTAAAATTTCAAAAAAGACAAAAACCCGTTTGCTTAATTTGAGTGAAAATATTAAAGAGATGTATCAATGGTATTCTGAAAAAGTTTGCGAAGGTTCTCCAGAATCATCTATTAAATTTCCAGTACATATTGAAAGAACTTTAATGAATTCTCTAAAAGATGAGCAAACTAATAATTCCAGTAAAAAACTTACTGCCGATTACGTATTGGATGAATATGATAAATTATTAAATAAATTAAGTCTACATAAATACAACGACGGTTTATGGATGTTTAGATTTATGTTGTTAATACATAGTCATCCCCGAAAATTATTAGAGAAACGGGTTACTTTATCGCAATTTAATGAATTTATATTTTCACTGGAAAAATTGTTTCTTCAATCACAAATTGAAGCAGGTGATGCTGTCGGTCCAGTTGCAGCACAATCTATTGGAGAACCTTGTACACAATTGACTCTTAATACATTTCATTTATCTGGAGTGGGTGGTAAGTCTACTGTTACAAGAGGCGTTCCAAGATTACAAGAACTGTTTCACTTGAGCAAAAATCCTAAAAATAAGTCTTTAACTGTTATGGTGAATCCATCTTTTAGCCACGATAAATCAGCAGTTCAAAGAATTAGTACTGAAATTTGTTTAATCCGTCTTAATGATCTGGTTAATACATCTGAAATTAGATATGAACCATTACAAACAAACTATCAACATTTTAATGAATTCAATGAACTATTCCGGAGTATAGATATTAACCGCTCCGATTCTAAATGGGTTTTAACTATATGGTTTGAAAGAAGACTACTTCTTGATAAGAGAATTGAAATGGAGGAAATATATTACAGTATTTCTCAACTTTACAATGAAGGCGTTTATTGTGAATATTCTGATGATAATGCACCAGAAATGTTTATTAGAATTAGAATTAATCCCAATTCTCAAGAATTACGCAAATTGATTATTCCCGATGAAATACCCGAAATTACGATTTTGTCTAATATTGAATCTAAACTTATGGACAATTTGGTTATTCGTGGTATTGAAGGTATTAATAATGTTACACTTCGCCAGGATATTAGAGGCGGCTCTAAAAAAGACTGGCTTATTGATACAGATGGTTCAAATATTATTGATACAATTCTACACCCAGAAGTTGATAAATATAGAACTTTCTCAAATGATATACACGAAATGTATAGTATATTTGGCATCGAAGCTGCCAGACATACTTTAATTCGTGAAATTAGAGAGGTTATGGATGAAGCTTCTGAAATTGACCCAAGACATGTTCATTTACTTGCCGATATGATGACTACCAAAGGGGTTTTGATTCCAATTGACAGAAATGGTATGAAGTTAACAGATGTTGGACCACTTGCTAAATGTTCATTTGAGGAAGCTGACCAACAACTTTATAAAGCCGCTATATTTGGAGAAACTGATGGAGTTACAGGTGTTTCATCTAATATTATTCTTGGACAAGCACCACCATGTGGCACTGGTACAGTTCATGTTAAATTGCACGAAGAATACTTCAATGATTTGATGCTAAATTCTTGTGGTACAAATATTAGCTATAAATCTTCTCCATCTAAACTTGCAGCTTCGAAGGTAATGTTTGATTTTGATGAATAATTGTTTAATAAACCAATTATTTTATTTGTTTTTTCTATAATCTCAATCACATATAGACTGTTTATATTCATTTCCTTTTTTAAACTTAAAATTGGTTCTAATATCTCTCTTATATTTTCTTGACATACTATTATATTTAATGTTTCTTGTAAATGAAACAATTTTTGTTTCAATTCCCACCTTCTTACATTACTTATAGAATCATTTGCTAATAAATATAACACTTTCTGAATCGAATTTATTGTTATTACACACATATTGATTTCATCCGGTGGTGCCGATTGGCGCGGCTCCCAGGCCGCCGACGCGATCCGCGCGCTGCTCGAGTCTGTTTTAAATTTCTTTAACTCCTCTATAATTTTTGTTAAAACATTTGAAGTTGCATCTATTATTTTATTAAACAACTCATTATCGTTCATACCTTAAACCGTCAAGAATTTTCACTAATTTTTTCGTTCTTATATCCTTTTTATTTAAACTCAAATATTATATGGGATCCAAAAAACGTATACAATTTATAGATTTTTGTAAAGGATGTCAAAACGCGTTTACTAATTTTTTAAAAGAATTTAATTATGAATTTGAAATTGTAACAAACAATGCACAGATTATATTTATATCTGTATTTGGAGCTACACCTTCAGTTCGGCTAAAAAAATTATCCGAAAAACATAAAACTGTTTTTTATACCGGAGAGAGCGGGAGATTGGGAGGTAAATCACGTATTATTCCCAGAATTAATCCATATGCACATTTAAATTTAACATTCGAAAACACCTCTCAATATAATAACATTAGATATCCCTTGTGGCTACTTTATGCACAAATCCACAAATCAGAAATGCGTAAAGAATTAACTAATATGAAACTAACAACAAAGCCTATACATGGTTTTTGTAGTTTTGTTTACTCAAATCCTATAAAACACAGAGATGATTTTTTTAAACAATTATCTACATATAAAAAGGTTTACTCCGGTGGTAGATGCTGTAATAATGTAACTGAAAATGCTTTCACACATGCCGAGGTAGAAAAAATGACGACGCCTAAGATCAAGAAGGCTCTAAAGCAGCACGGCCTCTCCAACCAAGGCCTAAATGATGACCTTAAGGCCCGCCTCCTGAAGGTGCGTGTAAATGTTAAAGATAAATTAGAATTCCAAACAAAATACAAATTTTGTATTGCTTATGAAAATTGTTCACAAGAAGGTTACACAACTGAAAAAATTTTTGATGCTTATAGATCAAATAGTATACCTATATACTACGGTTCCATTACAATTACAGATGACTTCAATCCACAAACATTTATTAATGCTCATGATTTCAATAGTATAGACAGTTTAATAAACTATATAAAAAAAGTCGATAATGATGATGATTTATATAATTCATTTATGAATAAACCTATTTTTTCTGAAA